CCCTCAAGCGCAAAATCATCATGGCGGATCGCGGAATTGAAATCCGGCTTGTCGATCAACACGGCAACCGGAAGCGCACCCCTACAGGCAGGATCAAGAAATGAAGCTGACCGGCGAAGAGGCCCACGAGCGGGTCAAGATCATCCGCACGTCGAAGAACTGGCGCGAAGCACAACGCCGCGCGCTCTTTGAGTCCAAGCGGCCCGCCACATACCAAGCCCTTATTGCGTGGTGCCAGCGGCGCGGGTTCGAGCCCAGCAAAATCATAGGAGCTGCGAGATGAACAGCAAGGTCCGCACAATCGTTGGATATGTCGCCAAGCGCCACGGTGTCAGCCCTGAAGCTGTAACGGCACGCGGGCGTCGTGATCTGGCGGCGGTCAAGGCTCGCTATGAAGCCATGTGGCTACTGCGCCATAGCCTGCGCAAGCGCGCGGTCGATCCTAACGCCTACTCGCTCAACGCCATCGGCATGGCGCTCGGGGGCTTCCATCACTCGACCGTGATTCATGGCTTGCGCCAGCACCAACGCCGCATGAATGAGGGATACGAGAGCCGACGCGGCGAGAACTTCCGCGACGGTTCGGACAGGTACGTTCGGCCCCGCGACATTCTGGCAGGCCGTGTTCTGGAGGCTGCGGAATGAGCCTCGAAGCAATCAACGCGGTCCGCCAGATGGATATTCGGCCCTGCGGCCGGAAATTCATTGCAATGGCATTGGCTGATTATGCCGACGAAGAGGGCTCTTGCTACCCGTCCGTCAAGACGCTGGCGCGCTACACTTCACAGGGCGAAAAGACCGTCCGGGACCATCTCAACGCGCTTGAGGAAGTCGGCTTTCTGACCCGCGAACGTAGCCGGAACAACCGGGGCGAATTGGGGCAATATCGCTATAAAATCGACTACCGGCGAAATCCGCCAGTGGCGAAATCCGCCAGTGGCGAAAAACGTCAATCACCAGCGGCGAAATCCGCCGCTCATATACACCAGACTCCTTCTTCTAACGAAGAAGGGAACAGTAAGAGAGCGCGCAAGCGCGCCTTCCGCCTTTCTGAAGGTTGGACGCCTCCGGCTGAATTTATCGAATACGCGATTGGGCAGGGACTGTCCGAAGGCCAAGCACATGCGGAGGCCGAGAAGATGCGCGACTGGTCGTTATCCAGCCCTAACGGGGCGAAGCTGGATTGGCCGGCGACGTGGCGAAACTGGATCAAGAGAGTGAAGGAAAAGGGAAATGGCGGCAGCAAATCTGACAATACGCAGCGACACCGCAGCGCTTTTGCCGATGCTCTATCAGAGCGTTCCGCAGGCGTTGGAGGCGATCCGGGCGGCTGGGATGACGAAGACGCTGGCCCGCCACGCCTCACAATTGCGCGCTGCGCTTGACGAGCGAAACCCCGGCAAGGTCGCGCTGGCGATTGAAGGTCTGGCCAGCCATTACCCACGCATGGACAGAGACGCGGCAGCCGCGAAGATTTGGGCGGACAACTGGCTTGACGATACGGCGCGCCTTCCGCCGCTGGTGATCGAAGAGGCTTGCCGGGAATGGCGCACGTCAACGGAGCGCTGGATGCCTACGCCGGGCCAATTGCTGGCGAAGGCCGACCGCATCCACGCCTTGCGGCTGGCGGAACTACGCCGCTGCGAGGAATTGCAAGGGGAGTTTGATGATGAGTGATATTGCAGAAACCAACCCAATTTCCGCGCTGCCGGATGAGTCTGTGGATTACGCTATTGGTGTCGGCGCGCTTGTCTGTGAGCCCTTCCCACACATCCCCGCGCTCGTCAAGAATGCGTTGACCAATAAGCGCGACGGGTGCGGCGAAAGCTGTATTTGGTCTGCGTTCGCGTTCGACTCAACGCCTCAAGGCGCAGACTTTTGGGCGTCAGCCGCCGAACAGCAAGAGGCTGACGGAACCCTGCCCGAAGAGGCCGAGGCATATCTCCGCGAGCTTATCGGTGAGCCCAATGACTGAAACCCCCCGCACAGCCCCCGAAATGGACCCGCGTCTTGTTGAAGACTGCGCTATCGCGGCAGACACGTTCCTGCGGATATACGACACGTCCAAGCCTTTGGACCCTACGGCGGCGGCACAAGCCTTTGCTGCGATATTCGGCGCGCAAGGCTGGATCAGGAAGCGCCGCGCAACGGTCGAGTCTGACGAGATAGACCCGCAGGCCGTTCTTGACCGCGTGCCGTCTGTTTTCGCCACAGCAAGCGAGGTTGTCGAACGTGAGCCGGAAAGCGGGGGTGGGTCATGACGACTATAGCAATCAAAGACGGCTGTATCGCTGTAGATAGCTACATTGGCTTTGATGGGTCCAGGTGTGGGACGGCAAAAAAGCTATTCGCGGTTGGTGGTGGGGCAATGGCAGGGGCCGGGGAGTATGGCGAGATTCTCAAGATTGTTGAGTGGGCGCAGTCCGGCGCGCAGGACAGCAAGAGGCCAGAGCTAAAGGAATCGATTGTGGTTTGGCTACAATCACCCACCGAGGTGGTCGAGTTCGACCGGAGCGGGAAGATTAGCTACGACGCGCCGTTTTTTGCATACGGCAGCGGACGGGAGTTTGCCATAGGCGCTATGGCTGCCGGGGCAAGCGCGCGGGAGGCGGTCGAGATAGCATCCGATTGGTCGGAAGGAACTGGCGGCGAAATCCAAACCTTCAAGACTGGGGGCGGGTCATGAGGTGGTTTGCGTCACACGCTTTGTTCGTGGTCGGGGATTTGTTGAGCAAGCCGATGATGGCGTTCGACTGGGGGTGGATTTACCCCGCCTACAATCGCCTCATGGGATGGTCGTCGGAGATTCAAGGCGACAGCGAGCGCGGCCCTTGGAGCAAGCCATGAAAGGCAAGCGCGTTGTCTGCCGGTCCTGCAAGTGGGACTCGCAAGTCAGGGTCAACACCAAGATTTGCCCCAAGTGCAAGGCTCCCGTGTCAGCTTATCGCCAGCCTGACGGACGCCACGCCCAGCCGGTTGACGACCGCATCAAGCCCACGCCGGAATTGGTGAAGAAACGCAAGGAGGGCTTTCGTGATGAGACGGTGGACACACTTCTTGCGCAAAACGTAATCGGCAATGAACAGGCGCAGGCGTTCGCCAGATACAGCCGGGCAAGGCAGAGGCTTTACGGCCCGGTCAATGCGAAGGTGAACGCGCTTCAGCCGATGATACCAGGCGGCGCAGAAGAATTACCAGACGAAGCCATATTGGCAGCAAGGCGGGATTATGACGCTGGCCTTGACGCGATGGATTCACGCCAGAGCGCGGCGGTCTATCATCTGCTTTGCAGCCGGGTGGGTTATCTTGACGACCTGATAGCGGGTCTGGACGCGCTTTGTGAGGCGTATGGATTGCAGAAGGAAAAGGCAGCATGACGGATTTGGTTTCACTGCCCGCGCCGGACCCGGATGAGGATATAGACCCGCCAGAGGTTCGTAGGTGGCAGGCGCTGTTCTATCTCTACACAGGGCTCACGCCGTGGGCGTATAAAATACATGGCGACCGCCGCCCACGTATGCCCTTGTGCAAGGGTGACAACGGTGAGGCGGACGAGTGGATTATGTGTTGTGGGTGCGTGCTTGACGGGCCGACAGGCGAAGAGTGGCTCAAGTCCGGCGCTGTTGCCGAGGGTGTAGATGAGCGCGGAAGGCGCTGCCTCATCGCAGGGCATGAGGGGGATTTGCAGCACATGATTACTTTGGCTTGGGAAGCGCTGTTGGAGAAGGAAAGAGCAGCATGAAAACGACAAGACGTGAATTTCTCGGCGGCGCTCTGGCGCTTGCTGTTGCAACGCAGGTTGATGCCTCCGGGCTGACCGCACCAACACTTTACGGAGACGGGGTGCATGATGATACGGAGGGGCTAGAGGCAGCAATGAACGGGCGACCGTTTTGGGCTGATGGGGAGTTGGTTGCGCCAGCACCCGGCGAAAAGGTTTATCTTCGCGGGGGGAGATTCAAAATCCACAGAACCGTTGAGGTCTGGTCAACAAACAGCATTAATGGTCAAGGCGCGATCATACGACGCGGCGAGCCGTTTGTTGGTGAGCTTATGGTTCGCTTCCGGGGCGCGCATCCGGAGGCGGCGTGAAAAAACTTCGCGCCCCGTCTTGACACTCTAGCTTCTTTGAAGCTATTGTGCCGGTAGAAATGCACAGTCGATAATTGTGCTAGGAGGCAAGCAGGTGAACGACGATTGGATTTGGCCGGTTCACGGCGATGCCGAAGGCGCTCGCGATCTGACTGGCGAAACGGATATTTGAACACAGCCCCTAAGTTCCGTGAGGGGCATGGGCAAGAGATTGGCGGCAAGAAGGGGGTGGTGCACAGCCCGAGCCCAAAGCCCGTGTTCCTAGCCGGGACCGCCAATACTAACACCGCCTGATCAGCGGTTAGGGCCACAACCGAGGCGGGATGAAAGCCCCGTCCTTCGCTTTCGAGCGTTAAAGGCGTGCTGGCGTCTGGCAAATCCAGCGGCCCAAAAATTGTTGAAAACAGGTGTCGCATTTCTTGCCTCATCTGGGCGCCGTCCTTCGGGGCGGCGTTTCTCTTTTCAGTTTGGCCTCACCACTTTGGCTTAACCCTTAACAAGCCCCGCCTCGCAACCGGGTGATGCAGGCCGATCCTTTCCCCCGCAACCGCGAACAACCCGAAGAGAGCGCACCTATACGGCAGCGCATACTTACCAATGGGCGGTTAGCGGGGGTTCATCCTTGGAGATGCCATGTCTGACGGTGAGACGCTATCCCCGTCAGAAGTGGCCAGCCTTATGGAATCCGCGACGGCGCACAACAAGGCCGCTCGCAGGCAAACAGCACTAGAGGCGGCGTTGCTCTGCTACGGCATAGGCCCTGACTGCCCGATGAAACTTGAAAAGGCGGATCAGGACGGCGCGCTAAGGCTCGCTGACCGCATGGCCCGCTTTCTTGAAGGCGAGATTCCTGCCCGTTTGGAGGCTGTAGATGCTTAACACGCTGTCCGGTCTCTCGACGCTATCGACCTTCGGCGGGGATGGTGGTGGCGGCGCTGCTGGCTATTCATGGACGAATAGCGAGGGTTCAGACTTCGAGGCGCAGGCCGATGGGACCGGCTGGGATGATACGCTTCGCGGCGACATTGACCAGCTCATTTCGGACCTGAAATCCGGCCAGATAAACGGCTCGAATGTCTATTCCGGCTTTGATCGCATCCTGCTTATGGACCTTCCGAACGAAGCGGATTCTCTGCGCTATCTCAATGCGCCGACTCTCACGGCCACGAATGTTTCGGCCACGTCCCACACGGCGAATCAGGGCTTCACTGGCGATGGGACAGCGGATTATATCGACACCGGCTGGGACCCGTCAAATGACGGTAGCCAATACACGCAGAACAGCGCGTCTCTGGGTGTGTGGGTCCGCACGGCGCAAACGCTGTCTTCCCGGTCCTATACGGGGTCCGGCTCTCAAGCGGATATTATTTACGGAACCACAACAGGAAACCCGTTCAGGGTTGCGGGGCCAAACGGCGGCGGTGCTGTTGTGGCGTCAACGGCGATCAGCTCGGCGACGGGTTTGCTGGGTGTTAACCGCTCTGGTGCGTCTGCCACGCAAAACTACTTAAACGGGACGCAAGAAACGACAGGGGGCGGACCCTCGGCGTCGCCGGACGGTTTAGACATCAGGATACTAGACGGCGGCGGCAAGTCAGACGGCCAAGTCTCCATCTGGTTTGTAGGCCGCTCTTCCACCGCCGATGAATGGGCAGACATTCACGACGCATTCGACCGTTACCGCACTGCACGCGAAGCGGCTTAAACACGAGGTAAGATATGGGCAAGGCAATGATTGTTCAGTTCAAGGCTGTCGGGGCCGGAAGCCCCAAGCAGGCGCTTGACTTGGGCGTTGTTCACAAAGACGGGCTCGCGCCAGATGTCATCTCAACCAGCGCGTCCGTCGTCAACACGGACCTTGATAGCGACACGGTGGCTGTCCTGATCAGCGCGGAGACCGCCATTCGCGTTGACGTAGGTGTTGGGGTCACGGCTGACGAGGATAACTCGCTCAAGATAGCAGCAGACGCAAGCCGGTCCTTCGCAATTCCTGTGGGCTCGCCGGAAACATGGCGCGTCTCAATTATTGATCCTGCGTAGGGCGCAAGCAATGACTGGCCGCCCGTCCAAATACGACCCAGCGTTCTGTGACCGCGTCGAGGAGCTGGGTAGGCAGGGCGCAAGTGTTTTGGAGTGCGCGCTTGAGCTGGGCGTCTGCAAGCAAACCCTGTTCAATTGGCAGGAAGAACACCCGGAGTTTCTAGACGCGCTAACGCGCGCGAGGGCTCATCGCCAGGTTTGGTGGGAGCGGGTGCACCGCAAATGTGCGCAGAGCGGCGAGGGCAACGCGGCCTCTATTCAGTTCGGGTTGAAGAACATTGCGCCAGAGGACTACGCCGACAAGGTGGACCTGAATCACGGGGGGCAGGCTGACAACCCCATGAGGGCCGTCACCCGAATTGAGCTGGTAGGGGTGCGCCCGGACGATGACGACGCTCAAGATACAGATACCTGAAAAGCTAGTCTGGGTATTCGAGGGCGAGGCCAGGTATCGCGGCGCTTACGGAGGGCGTGGATCGGCAAAGACCAGAACGTTCGCCAAGATGGCGGCGGTCATGGGCAGGGTTTGTGCAGAGGCAGGCGAAACCGGCATCGTTCTTTGTGGCCGGGAGTATATGAACTCTCTTGATGAGTCGTCTATGGCGGAGGTCAAGGCGGCAATCGCGTCAGAGCCGTGGCTTGCAGAGTATTATGACGTTGGGGAGCGATACATACGCACGGTCTGCGGGCGGGTTGAATTCAAATTCGCGGGGCTGCGGCACAACCTTGATAGCATCAAGTCGAAATCCCGCATCCTGATCCTTTGGGTGGATGAGGCGGAGCCGGTCAGTGAGAAGGCTTGGGTAAAGATTATCCCGACTGTGCGTGAGCAGGGCTCGGAAATATGGGTGACGTGGAACCCGGAGCGAAAGGCCAGCGCGACCAATAAGCGGTTCAGGATCGATTGCAAGGGCGACCCGGCATTCCGCATTGTGCAGATGAATTACCGGGACAATCCCTGGTTCCCCGACGTTCTTGAGCAAGAGCGGCTGCGGGACATGGAGAAGAGGCCCGAGCAATACGAGCATATATGGGAAGGCGATTACGCCACGGTTATTGAGGGCGCTTACTACGCGGAGTCGCTTAGTGCGGCTCGCAAGGATGGGCGCATTGGCAGGGTCAGGGCGGACCCGTTGCTGCCGGTCTATTCGGTTGATGACATCGGCGGCGCTGGCGCAAAGGCTGACGCCTATTCAAAATGGATCGTCCAGTTTGTCGGCAAAGAAATACGGATTCTTGATCACTACACGTCGCAGGGCCAGACGCTTGATTTTCACGTAAACTGGATGCGCGACAATGGGTGGGAGCGCGGCAAGATCGTTCTCCCGCATGATGGCGTCAACACCAACAACGTCACGGGCAAGCGTTACGAGGACCACTGGCGTGATGCCGGGTTTGATGTTGACGTAATCCCCAACCAGGGGCGCGGAGCTGCAATGCAGCGCGTGCAGGCGGCCCGCCGCGTGTTCCCGAATATCTGGTTTAATGAAGACACCACCGAAGCGGGGCGCGAGTCCCTTGGCCACTACCACGAGAAGCGTAGCGAAGACCGCGATATCGGGCTTGGCCCGGAGCACGATTGGTCAAGCCATGACGCTGACGCTTTCGGGCTTATGGCTGTCTTCTACGAGGAACGCCTAGGCGTGAATAAGGATTCTGCTGGATGGAAAGCAAAGCGAAAGAGCCGCAGTCCGAAGGCATGGATGGGGGCGTAGACGAAGACGAGTTTCTGAAAGAGGCGCGCGAGCGTTTCTCGGAGGCCCTTTCTGTCGATAGAGACAACCGCGAACAGGCTCTTGACGATTTGCAGTTTCTTGCCGGGGAGCAGTGGCCGGAAGACGTTAAGGACGCTCGCAGCACGGCGGGGCGGCCATGTCTGACGATCAACCGGCTGCCGCAGTTTGTTTCGCAGATTGAAGGCGACATACGGCTTAACCGCCCGTCTATTCGCGTTCGCCCCGTCGAGGATGCGGACGACGATGTTGCGGACGTATACGAGGGCCTGATCCGCTCGATTGAGGATCACTCTGACGCGACGGGCGCTTATGCGTCTGCTGCTGTGAGCGCGGCGCAATGCGGGCTGGGGCATTTCCGCTTGAAGCTGGAAAATGCCAGCGATGAGACGTTTGACATTGATATTCGGATTCGCCGGATCAAGAACCCGCTATCGGTGGTTTGGGACCCGGCAAGCGATGACCCGACGCAAGAGGATGCGCGCTATTGCTTTGTGATAGACAAAATGTCGCGCGACAAGTTCGAGGAAAAGTATCCTGACCACGCGGTTGACGAGACGTTCTCCGAGGCGTTTGGTGACGAGCATTGGAATTACGAAGACAGCGTAACAATCGCCGAATACTGGACGAGCGAGATAGAAATGCGCCGTTTGGTCATGGTGCCTAACCCGATGGCCCCTGACGATCCGTCGCAGTTTCAGACCTACGAGGCAACGCCGGAGCAATACGCGCAGCTTGAAGCGCAGAATCTTGTGGTGGCATCCCGTATGGTGCCGCGCAGGCGCGTTCAGATGTATTTGACGACCGGCAAGGCTATTCTTTCTGGGCCGCACGCATGGCCGGGCAAGCGCATTCCCATCTTCTCCGTATGGGGTCGTGAAATTCAGGTCGGCGAGCGCACGATGCGCAAGGGATTGATCACTGACGCAAAGGACAGTCAGCGGCTGTTCAACTACATGCGGTCAGCGTCGGCGGAAATGCTGGCACTGGCACCGAAAGCGCCGTGGCTGGTAACGGACAAGAACGTTGAGGGCCGCGAGGATGAATGGGCGGAGGCCAACACGGCGAACGCTCCCTATCTGACGGTTACGCCAGACCCACGCATGCCGAGCTTGCCGCGCCGTGAGGCACCGCCTCCGGTTCAGGCCGCGTTGCTGCAAGAAAGCGCGCTGGCATCGGACGATATGAAGTCCACGACCGGGATTTATGACGCGGCGCTTGGCGCGCGTTCGAATGAGACGAGTGGGGTTGCTATCCGGCAGCGTCAGCAGGAATCGGACGTTGGTGCGTATGTATTCCAAGACAATCTCCGCAGGGCGGTAAGGGCGTGTGGCGGAGAAATCGTCGCGCTTATCCCGACCATCTATGACGCGCCGCGAACGATACGTATTTTGGGCGCGGACGAGGCTCCGAAGATTGCGAAGGTCAATCAATCGGGCGGCGTGGACCTGACGCGCGGCAAGTTCGACGTGACGGTTGAGGCTGGCCCCGCATTCTCGACGAAGCGGCAAGAGGCTGCCGAGTTGCTGACGCAGGTTGTTCAGTCGAACGGTGATGCGTTCCTGATGTTCGGCGATATATGGGCGCGGAATCTGGACATTCCGGGCTCTGATGAGCTTCGGGAGCGGCTGGAAATGCTGGTCGCGCAACGTATGCAGTCCGGTCAGCCGGACCCGCAGCAGCAGCAAGTTCAGATGGCCATGCTACAGCAGCAGTTCGCGCGCGGGCAGGCGGAGATTGAAAAGCTTGCCGCGGAGGTCCAGAAGATCAGGGCGCAAACGGCAGAAGCGGCGGTTGATGCGCGCGGCGGGGAGATTGAAAACCAGCTTCGTGAACGCGCAGTTGTGGACCCGCGGGCTTATGGCGCGGACGTAAACGTATAGGAATCGGCCCGAGATGGCGCACGTCTCGGAACAAAGCCGCCAGTGCGGGGATAGCTTGCCCCTTAGCGAGCGCTTCAATTCATCCAAGGTGATGCCATGACTGACGAAACCAGCGCCGAAGAGACGCCGGAAGTTCTTGAGCCCACTTCCAGTGGGGTTGAGGTATTTTCAAGCCAGCCGGACCCGGAGCCGGAAAAGCCGGAGCAACCTGCCGAGGCAGAGGAAACAGCCGAAACGGCTGGCGAGACAGACACGGGGGATGACGCCCCGCAGGACGATGATGGTGAGGCCCCAAAGCCGAAGCCCAAAGGCGTTCAGAAGCGCATTGACGAGCTTACGTCTAACTGGCGTTCAGCAGAGCGGCGCGAACAGGAACGGGCAGACGAGGCCCGATACTGGCGCGAACTGGCGATGCGAGCGCAGCAGGAAGGACAGCAGGCCCCGCAGCCTCAAAACGCGCAACCTGATACAACGCAGGCCAAGCCGGACCCAAAGTCGTTTCGCGATGGCGAGTTTGATCCGGGCTATATCGAGGCGGTTGCCGGATGGCAGGCCGACCAACGCATAGCGTCTGCGCTGGAAAAGCAAAAAACAGAACTGGCAGAACAAAGAGCCGCCGACGAAACGCAGGCCAAGGCCAAGGCGTTTTATGACAAGATCGCCGATTCAGGCGATGCGGGTGAGCGGGTGCTGGCATTGGCCAGCGACCCATCGGCGAATGTTACGGCCACGATGGTTGAAGTCGCGCAAGCCTCCGAGAACGGTATCAAGCTTCTCGCACACCTTCACGACGACCGGCGAGAGTTGCAACGCATCGCAGCGCTTCCAGAACACATGCAGCCGTATGAGATGGCGCGACTGGAAACGAAGATCATTGCGGAGCAATCGGGCCGTGTCGCAACAAAAGCACCGGACCCGCTTCCGAGTGCATCGGGACGGTCGGCGGCAATGCCGACTAAAGACCCGGCAAAGATGAGCCAGGCGGAATATGATGCGTGGCGCTCAAAAGAGGTAGAGCGTCGTCAGAATTCGGGCTGGTAGCCCCTTTAACGCAGTGCCTCACGGCACCGCTTCCCATGATGGAGAGTAAAGAATGGCCAATGGCATTCTTACCCCGAGTGTGATTGCTCGGGAGACGCTTTCGCGTCTGAAAAACAATCTCGTGGCCGCAAAGAAGGTCACTCGTGCCTTTGACAAGGAGTTCGGCGAAGTCGGCGATACCGTGAAGGTTGAGCGTCCGATCCGCTACGAAGTGAAATCCGGCAAGACCTTGCAGGTTCAAGACGTTGAGATGGGTAACACCACTATCGTTGTTGACCAGCAAAAGCACGTCGGCATTCAGTTCGATAGCCAGGACCTCGCCCTTGACCCGGTGAGCTTCGGTGAGAAATTCATCGAGCCGGGCGTGTCGCAGCTGGCGCATGAGGTCGACAAGTATATTCTCGGCCTCTACGACGAAATCCCGAATTGGGCTGGAACGCCCGGCAACGACATCAATTCGTTTGCGGACTTTGCGAAGGGTCCAGAGCGGCTTGATCATATCGGTGTGCCGGACTCCATGCGCTGCGGCGTTTTGTCGGTCGCGGATTCCTGGGCCTTGCTCGGGTCGCAAACCGCCCTGTCTGACGGCGGCAAGATTGTGCAGGACGCTTATCGCCGGGCTCTTATCGGTGATATCGGCGGCGTCGAGACTTTCAAGACGCAGCAAATCCGGTCGCACACTGTCGGTTCGTATGTCTCTGGTGCGTCGTGCACGGCTTCGGCTGTCACCTATGCGTCGGTGATGAACGGCGCAATGACGCAGGATGTGGGTCTGACCGGAGCTGGCAACGCGAAGACCTTCTTGGAGGGCGACGTGATCCAGTTCTCGGGCGTTTACGATGTGAACCCGAATACGAAGGACGCGCTTCCGCACCTGAAAGACTTTGTTGTAAGGGCTGACGCCACTTCAACGTCTGGCGGCGCGGTAACGCTGACCATCTATCCGGCCATCATCACGTCTGGCGCGCATCAGAACTGTTCTGCTGCACCGTCAAGCGCGACTGTGACCCGCACCGGCACAGCGTCCACGGCCTATCGTCAGAACCTCGTATATCACCCGAAAGCGCTCGCGCTTGCTGTGCGCCCGCTTCCGATTGACCCCTCTATGTCGTTTGCGGCCACCGCGACCGACAAGGATACGGGGCTCGCGGTTCGTATCGCCCGCCAATACGACATCAACAACGACAACATTCCGTGTCGTATTGATATTCTGTTCGGCGGCAAGGCCATTTACCCGGAACTGGCTACGCGCCTGTCCGGCTCGGCATAAGGAGAAAGCATCATGGCTGTTCGCTACCTTGATGACGACCGTCCTGACGGCACGGTCCTTGGGCAGGATTCGTCCGCCATTGTTGGTTTTTGGGGGGCGACCCCTGTTGACCAACCGGCTGCGCTGACTGCGCAGCTTACTACGCTCACCCCGGCTGATGCAGAAGGCACGCCGGACTATGCCACAGCGGCGATTACCAACTCCACTCCGTATGGCTTCGCGTCTGCGCAGGAGGCGATCACTGTTCTTTACGTGATCAAGAACCTGCAAGAGCGGTGCGCGGAAATGGAGGCCCGGCTGGAAGAAGCGGGTCTTATCGCCAGCAACTAGCCTTCGGGCATGTGACTAACGGGGCGGTCTTCGGGCCGCCCCTTTTCTTTGGGGCGCGGCATGGCAACCTTGACCGACATCATTAACGGCGCGCTCTACAAGCTTGGGGCCATCCCCGAGGGGCAGGCTGCGTCCTCGTTTCAGGCAGCACGCGGGCTTGAGTTCCTACAGGACTATCTCTACAGCCTACCGCTTGTCGGGTATGGCGGGCGGCTGGACGAAGAGAGTGTCACGGAAAGCTTGACGGTAGACGTACCTGTTCGGCTTCTGGTGAGCGCATCATCGGCCATCACGGTTACTCTGCCGAAGAATCCTTACAACGGTTACACCGTCGAGATTATCGACGTGGAGGACAATTTCGCGACATACAACGTCACGCTCGCCCGAAATGGGAGGAAGATTGCGGGCTCTGCTGCTAACGCAACGCTCTCATCGGACGGCGCGGCGGTTCGGTATGTTTATCGTGCAGACCTTGGCGATTGGCTGCTGTGGGACGATTCCCTTTCTGCCTCGGACAGCGTTCCGCTTCCAGCAGCATTTGACGAGTCGTTGAAGTCGGTTCTTGCGTTTGAGTTGGCATCGGTGCTGGGCATTGACTTGTCTGAACCGGCGCGTGCGTCGATACCAGGAAAGGCAGACATAGCATCGCGGCGTATCGCCGCTGCGTTCGGGCCAAAGCGCAGATTGCGCGCCGACGCGGGGCTGCTGAACTTGCCTAGCCGTGCCGGGCGGGGCAACACAAGCGTGTATAGAAACTAATGCCCGCGCAATATATCCCGCTAGGCGCAAATGCCTATGTGGACAGCGATTACGGGCTTCCCTCGATCAAGCTGGAAAACTGGTTTGCCGAGGAAGCGGGGGACAGGCCGGATCGGCCCTACAGGCTGTTGCCTACGCCGGGCCTGACGAGCTGGAATTCAGACTTGGGTGTAAGTCCTATCCGGGGCTGGTTTCAGGCTGACGGGCTGGTGTCGGGCGATTTGGTGGTGTGCGCGGGGACGACGACCTATCGCATTAATTCGAGCGGCACAGAGACGGCGCTTGCGGTCAAGGCGGGCTCTACGGCGATTGGGTCGACCTATGATGCGCGCTTTGCGGGCTCGCAGGCCGATCTTGTGATGACGGCAGGCGGCAACGCTTATTATCTCGACGGCACACCGGAATGGGTTGACATCACGGTAGGGGCGGCTTCGGGCGACATTACGGACGTTGCGGAAAGCGATCAGGTTCATTTCTTCCTTGAGGAAGGCACGGGCCGGGTTTGGTATTCCGATCCGGGCGATCCATCCACGGTTCAGGCCACGTCCTTTGTGACGGCGGAAAGCGAGCCGGACAATGTGAAGGCCATCCGGGTTTATGATGGCGTGCTGTATATGTTCGGCACGCAATCAACGGAATTGTGGGCGCTGACGGGGGACACAGCGGTTCCGCTTCGCCCCTTGGGTAGAACTGTGGGAATCGGACTTCTTGGCCGCAATGCGGTGATTCAAGCGGATTTTGGCATCTTCGCTGTAGGTCATGAACGCAGCACGGGGCTTATTCGGGTTTACCGCATCGACGGCGGCGTCAGCTTTATCTCGACGCACGCCATTGACCGCCTGATTGAAGACGTATCGACCGCCAACAGGGACAATATCAGCCTTTCGGCGCATGGTTGGGGCGGGCATACTTTCATTGGACTGCACCTGCCGGGTGTGGGAGATTATTATTCTGACGTGGCCACGCGGACATGGCATCGCCGCAGGGAGACGGCGGAAACGCGCGGGTTCGTGGATCGCTATATCTCGTGTTTCAGCAAGGTCTTCGCGGCAAGCTATGACGAGGGCGAAATCTTCCGTCTGGATCGTGATGTGTTCACGGAGGACGGGGAGTATGTGCGCCGGGTCGCAACGGGCCTGGTGCCTGTTGAGGACGGCCGGCCGGCGATAGATAATCTCGTGGTTGAGATGCAGCCCGGTGTGGGCTTGGCGTCGGGTCAGGGCTCTGATCCTGAAGTCATGCTTCGCCACTCCAATGACGGTCATAACTGGTCAAGCGAGGTCACACGGACCTTTGGGCAGATGGGTGAATATGGGCATGTGGCCCGCTTTGACTCGCTAGGCCGTTTCAAGCCGCCTTTCATGATGATTGAGGTTGCGGTGTCTGATCCGGTCAAGGCGGTGGTGACGGGTGTTGTAGCGAACAGGTCGAGGGCATGACTTCGCCACAGCCGCCTATTCGCAAGCCGATGTTCGACTTGGAAACGCCGATTGTTGATTCGGACGGCAATCCTACGTTTGAGTTCTGGCGGGTTATCGAGGCTATCCGCACAGCGATAGGTGGGGACTTTGACCTTGTGCACCTGCTGGGGGTGCTGGGGGATAGCTCAAGCGCGCAAATTCAGTCGCTCGCTGATGACGTAGTGAAGCTGCAAGCTGAATTGCTGGCCTCCAGAACAAGCAGCGGGCTCCTCGGCTCGCTTTTGGATGAGGTAACGGCGCTTAGGGCGCAAATGCTCGCACAGCAGGTGCAGGGCAATGTGTCGGATGCGTTAGAAGACGTGAGGGCGCAGCTTGCCGTTGTTCAGGCGCAGGTTGATCAAGTGGGCTTAAGGCCGACCGGTATTGATATTGTGACGAACTCGAATGTGGCTTCAAACGCAGGAATTGACCCGACGAAATTGAGCTACCCAACGGTCTCGACGGAATTGGCTTCCGACGTTACCGGGATTGGCAACACTGAAACCACGCTGATGCAGGTCAGTCTTTCGGACTGCCAGATACCAACAACGGTGAAGTTTCTGGACACGGTGGTCTTGCCGAAGAACGCCAGCACAGGCGGTATTCAGATTGAAGTTAAGGCGCGTGTGTCTGACGCCGACATGACATCAAACCCCACGGCTGGCACAACCAATTATGAAGTCTTTTCTGACACCGCAACGGAAAGCGGCGGCTCGTTCAGCCCGCTCACACTACAGCCACGCGCGTCATGGTTTGAAATCGCTGCGGGCGGTGACGACAACCCGAACGGCGTTGGCGGGCCAATTTCGGCCATTACCGGGACGGTTTATTTCGCAGTTACAGCCCGCACGGTCACGGCAAGCGAGACGTTCGACGCAGATTCAGCGTCTTCCGCAACACGCATGACTGTAACGGCGTGGGGCAAGGTTAAGGAGTAACGCATGCCTTTATATCTTCGCACAGCGCGCGGGCAGGTGCCGTCTTCGGCTGCTTCGCAGCTCGCCGCTCCGTCAAATCAGGCTTACGTGATCACCAAGTTCCTGGTGCACAACCCTAGCGGCTCGGCTGTGACAGACCTTAAGATTTACGTCAACGACAGCGGTGACGCCGCGACGGCCCACCAGATATATGAGCAGGCCAGCGTTGCGGATGCGGAAACCGTCATTATCCCGATTAACGGCCTCAACCTCTACAATGGCGAGTTCATCGCTATGAGCGCGGGGACGAACAACGCGCTTGAGTGGCAGATTTCCTACTCGCAGGTCACGGGCAACCCGTAATGATCCGAGAGGCAACGCGGGCCGATGTTCCTTTCATTTTGGAGCGAGGCCGGGCCTTCTTTGAATACTCTCCGTGGGCAACCCGAACAGAATATGACGAGGCCAGCACGAGGGCCACCATTGAACACCTGATCGCGGCCCCTGACGGGGTCATTTTTATATCTGAAGGCGGCGTTATCGGCGGGTTGATATTCCCGCTCTATTTCAACGCGGATTATCGCATTGCGCAGGAATTGTTCTGGTTCGCACCGGGGCGGGGCGTTGAGCTTCGCAAGGCGTTCGAGGCGTGGGCGAAGGAACGCGGTGCTAGCGCAATTCAGATGTCGTGTCTGGCGGACGAGCGCGAGCCTGCCATGCGGCGGCTTTACCGGATCAAGGGCTACGAGCCGATAGAGACCGGCTTGATTAAGGAGATTGCATAATGGCTGTCGGAACCGCAACGGCTATACTGGGTTCAGCCGCCCTTGGGGCTGGCGGGTCGCTTCTGGCCAGCCGTAACAATTCGCGCGCCATTGATCAGGCATCTCAGGTCCAGCAGGACGCTGTGACCCAGCAAACGAACTTGCTGCGCGATATTTTCAACCAGAACCGGCAAGACCTCGCGCCGTTCCGCGATTACGAAATCCAGCAGCGCAACGCCTTGGGGGAAATCTTCGGATTCAACCCGATTGGTCAGGATGCGACCGGAGGCGGCACCAACCCGTTCAATCCGGGCGCTGGCCAGCCAAACCCCACGGGCTCATTCAATGGCCCTTCCGGCTTTGGTGGTGGGCGCAACAATCTACAGGACTTCCCGATTGTTCAGCGTGGCGGTTTCGAGACGGGCTTTATCCCGCCTGAATTCAACGGCGGCAATGAACCGGGATTGCCCAATGGCTTCAACTTCCCCAACGGCTTTGTGAACCCAAACACCGGGACCAATGGTAACCCGAACGTTACCGCAACTCCGCTGCCCACTACGGGCGGCACAGGCGGGACGGGTGGCTTTGAGACGGTCGCGGTCAACGGGTCTACAAACCCACTTGAAGGCGCTGTATTGCCCAACGAAGGCCGCGGGGTGACAATTCAGACCGGCGCGCCGGGCGGGCCTTCCGTCAATGGCGGTGTGGCGGGTATCAGCCCGACAATTGACCCGTCTGTAAGGGGCGCGGATCGCTTCAACAACTCCCTGTTCAATGCGGTCTTCACCAACAACTTCCGCCGCGACAATGACCGCATTGATACCCGGCTTGCAAACGATGGCCTGCTTTATGCGGGCGTGCGAACGAACGCGGTTGAAAACTCACGCGCGCAGAACTTCGGCAATGCGCTGAATTCTTATCTTGCCACGCTGATGGGCGCTCCGCCTGCCGGGGCAACGCAGGCCGGTGTGAACAACGCCAATAACTACGCGGCACAGTCCGGCAATCTGGCCATGCAGGGCGCTAATGCCGGTGCGCAGTCTGCCTATGCCAATGCGGCGAACAACAACAATCTGATGAGCAATCTGTTCAACACCGGAGCCTTTGCATTGGGAGCGCTAGGATGACGCAGTTTAATACCAACGCGCTGTTCAATGCTTTTGGTGCCGGGCAGGACATGCGCCGCCAGAACATGCTTGCCGAGATGATGCAGCAGGACCGCCAGCGAGCAACCGGGCTGGCCAATACGCAGGGCAAGATTGAGAACGCCCTGTCATCTGGCGACCGTGCAGGCGCTCAACAGCTTGCGGCAGGGTCTGGTGATGCGGACGTGATGCGCGGTTTGCGGGAAGCTATCGCCGGTATGGACGAGCAGCAGCGCCAGCAGGCACGCGAACGGGCTCAAGCCTTTGCGGGTGTCGGCGCGTCCCTTCTGCAAATCCCCTATGAACAGCGACAGGCCGCTTTGTCTAACCCACAAGTGCAGGCTCAATTGCAGGGCTTCGGCATCGACCCGCAGCAGCTTGCGGGCTTTGACCCTACGGACGCGAACATTCAAGCCGCTATCGGCCCGGCTGCGCAAATCAGCGACCTCCTTGAGCGCACCAATCCGGTTACGCTCGATACGGGCGACCAGCGCGTGCGCACGATTGGCGGTGTTGACACCACGACCGCAGAGAACGTGGATGAAGTCGGGCGTATGAACGCCGGGACCCGCCGCCAAGAGCTTGCATTGAGCCGTGACGAGCTGGGAGAAAACCGCAGGCAGTTTAATATTGAGAACGACCCCGACCGCCCCAACCCGGATATTGCCGACGATGAGGACGCGCTTCGTCGTGAGGTCAACGCGGCGGCTGGCGACGCTGCCGAGCTGTTCCGTTCCTATGACGTGATGTTCAACTCCTACAATGTGGACAACGCGCAAGGCGATCTTGCCTTGCTTGTGGCGTTCACGAAGGCCCTGGACCCGGGCTCTGTTGCCCGTGAAGGTGAGGTTCAGTTGTCGCAATCGTCGGCATCTGCCGTGCAGAACGCGGCTAACTGGCGGCGTCGCCTTGAGGAGGGTAACACACGCCTTCCGCAAGCGGTCCGCGACGGCATGATTGAGTGGGCACAACAGCAAGCCGAGATTGACCGGCAGTCGTGGGCTCGTCAGCGCCAAGGCTATGAAGGTCTTGTTGAGCGCCGCCGCTACAACCCCGAAAACATCTTTATTCGTGCGCCGGGCGAGGCTGTGCGCCCGAACACTGGCGCGGCTCCGTTTGATGCGGCGGGCTATGAAGATGGCACGGTTATCGAGGGGCCTGATGGTGCCCGGTATGTAGTTAGAAATGGACGCGCGGAGCCTCAATAATGCCACAGCTTCCCCCCGGTTTCCGTGTTGTCCAAGAGGGCGCGCAGCCGCGTCTGCCTGAAGGCTTCCGCGTGGTCGGGCGGGAGGAGCGCGAGAGCGGGCAGTCGGGCCTAACCCGCGAACAGCAAAACACCGTGGCGTTCCGCAATGAGCGCTCACAATTGGATGAAAACCGTCTCGGGTTTGATTTGGGGATGAACCCGCGCAATCTGCTTCAAGCGTTCAATTTGAACGATGAGGCGGCGGGCCTAAATGCGCGTGTGTCCAATATCTTTCGGTCAGAAGAAGATCGGCTAGACCCGGATTACGCGGCAGAGCTGGAGCGCAACCGCGTCGATACGATGCGCGAAGAAACACCCGTTCGTGCTGGCGCTGCCGAATTTATGGGCGCTGTTCCGCTAGGCGCGGTTCGCACCGTCTCGGGTGGTGGTCAGCTTGTGAATTGGGGGCGCAATGCGCCCATGCGCACGGCTGCTGCAACGGGTGCAACTGGCGGCGCTGTGGCGGGCGCTGGCGAGGGTGTGACGCCTGAAGAACGCGCGGTCGGCGGCGGTATTGGAGGCGTTATAGGGGCTATCCTTGGCCCGGCAACACTGCAAGCAATCGGCCTGACGGGTGGCGCTGTCGGCGGCATTGTCAACGCTGTTCGTGGGGGCGCATCGGCCCCGCGTCGTGCGGCGCAGGTGCTGGAGCGTTCCGGTGTTGCAAATGATATTCGCGCCAATCCTGACGCATTGAGCGCCGGGGATGCTGGCGATTTTGTTGCCGAGCGTGTCGGCCAACGGGGCCGTAGGGCTGCGGCGGGCGTTGCCTTGACGGGCGGTCAAGCTGCGGACGTTGCCGATGATGCAATTGGTCGCCGCGCGGCTGGTCGTGCCGAACGTGTGAGTGAGGCGGCGTCTAGCGCAACTGAATTGGCTGGTGGGGACGGAGAACGCCGCGCTGTCGATGCCTTGATGGGGTTGGACGAAGTGCGTGAGGCTGCAAGGCCGCTGTTCAACCAGGCCGACGAAGTGACGGGACGCCTGACGCCGCGTATGCGTGAGATTATCCGCAACGCCGACCGTGCGGGCGTCAACTTCCGCCGCGCAGATGAATTGGCGGGCCGCACAGGTGATGCGCGGGTTCAGCTTTCCCGCTTTGCTGACGACATAGACAATCTACCAGATGAAGTGCGATTAGGAGACGTTCGCGCCCTTGCCCGCACGATGGAAAATGAAGCCCGCCGCTTGAATCGTGCCGGAGAGGATGCGGGCGAACTGTGGAACATGGCGCGTGAATTGCGCGATTCTCTTGGGCGGCAGTCGCCTGAATACCGCCAAGCCGCGCAAATGTGGCGCTCGGCAGCCCGCGACGAAGAGGCGTTCGATATTGGGGCGCGTATATTCCAGCCGGGCGCACGGGCAGAGCGTGACTTGCGCCGGTTTGTAACGGGCGGGGCTACGCAGTCGGAGCGTCGCACCTTCCTCGCCGGGATTGCTGACGCCATAGAGCGCCGCACAGGCAATGCTTCGGCAGATGGCAACACGGCCTCAAGGCTCAACACGGGCCGCATCCGCGACCGTCTACGCCGCTTCCTTGGCGATGATGCCGCCGAAGAATTGATGCAGCGCATTGATATCGAGAACCGCCAAGCGCGCTTTGAGACGGGGGCCAATCCGAATGTGGGATCGCAGACCGCCTTACGCCAAGAAGGCCGCGACCTGATCCGCCGTGCGGGGCAAGGGCCGGTGCGCCGCTGGCTTGCCGAGATATTCCGCAACCCGGTTGGTGGTGGTTTGGTGCGGCAAGGCCGGGATCAAGTTTCGCAGCGCATTGAAAGCGCAAGCGATGAAACGCTTACCGAAGTGGCGCGCTTCCTGTTCTCGCAAGATGACATGGCGAACAGTGAGATTGCCGGGCTGATCATGCGCGAGGCTCAAAGGCGGTCTTTGCCGCTGCCTACCGCGCCCGCTGTGGCCGCTGTGGGGCAAAACCAAATTACAAGTACGGTGGCGTCAGAGTAAGCCGACAATCCAATCCGTCAGAGATTCACGCAAAACGCCTGCCCAATACCACATGGCAATGAGCGCCGTGATGGTGAATGTCCATAACAGAACGATGATTGCCAGCCCCACGCGGGGCCGTCCGTAAAGCCAGTTCATCGGGCAAATCTAACCCAAAACCGAAGACATGAACAGCCCGCCTCGTGCGGGATTTTTTGTATGGGAGTCCCCCCAATGGCCGCAACCCTGCCGACCTTTGCCTTTCAGGTGTTGGACAGCAATGGCGATCCCATTTCCGGTGCCAAGCTGAATTGCTATGCGGAAGGCACGACCACGCCGCAAACGGTGTATCAGGATGAAAGCCTTTCCACCGCACACGCTAACCCGGTTGTGGCGGACGGCGACGGACGCTTTGCACCGATCTACCTTCAGGCGCTGGCCTACAAATTCGTCCTGACGGATGCATCCGATAACATTCTCCAGACAATTGACAATTACAACCCGGACGGCGGGTCTGTTTCGATCAGCGCCCTAACGGACGCGACCACCAGCTTTGTTGACGATGGCGACAACACCAAAGAGGGTAAGTTCCAGCTTTCGGGCGTTACGACCGGCAACACACGCGTTCTGACATGGCCAAACTTCGACGGCACGATTGCTACCGTGGACGGGACGGAAACCCCCACGAACAAGACGATTGACCTTGGCAACAACACGCTGACGGGATCAAAGGCCGAATTTAACGCCGCGCTGTCTGATGGGACGTTCTACACCGTAGGTGACACAGATGTTGCGGTTGCTGATGGCGGCACCGGGGCAAGCACTGCCGCCGCTGCCATGAACAATCTGCACCCGAGCCGGATGAAGAACGTCAAGGACGACTATTCGGCGGCGGGTGATGGCCAGCGGGTGTTTGACGGGGCGATTTCATCAAGCGGCACGACGCTTACATCAGCCAGCAATCTGTTTGTTTCTGGCGACGTGGGTAAGTCAATTTGCATCAAGGGCGCAGCGGCTGCGGGTGCGGACCTGATCACCACGATTGCGAGTTTTACCGGCGCGGGTGAGGTTGAGGTTACAGCATCCGCCAGCACGACTGTATCCAGCGCAGAGGTCCAGTGGGGGACAGACGACACTACGGCCTTGCAGAATGCGCTTGATGCGGGAATCCCGGTCTATATCCCGCGCGGCATTTATATCGTCACGGGTGAAATCTACTGGTCAGATGGCAGCTTCCTGCTGGGCGATGGCCCGTTCTGGAAGCCGCGCACCGGGTTTGTCTATAACGGCAGCAATTCGGCTACCCTCCTGTTCCACGGCAGCTTGGGGGCCAGCGGATCGGAAAACTGTGTCGCACGAGTCAGCGGTAAGGCGGTCGGCGTTGAAGGAGCGGACTTTACCGCGACCACGGGCGACCCGGCAACGGATGATCTGATTCCGGCGAAGGGCTGGGGCTTTCATATCGACGCCAACAACCGGGCCTATTATGGCCTCTACGTTTACCGCGCTGGCAACCAGACCGCGCTTGGCGACATTACTGTTGAGCGCGCAGTTCGGGCCGATGCGATATTCCTTGGCTGCTTCACGGCGCGGTTCGGGCATTTCGGCCTTTACGAGTCCGATGGCCTTGGCGGCATTATCGGTCTTGATGACGGGTTCTCTCCGGCGTGGGGCGCTGGCGAGTTTTCATGCTTCAACATGTATGCTTCTTTTCATTGCCTGAACAACGGCGCTGCCGGGACGTTCGTTGAAGGTGACGCCACGTATGATGAGGACGGCGCGGGGCTTCTCATTGGCGCGGCGCGCGGGTCAATTATTGAAATCAACTCGGAAGTCAATGACGGGCGCGCATACATTGTTGACGAGCGCCCTGTTGCATCTGCGGCGGCTGGCCCGCTGTTGGTTCGCGCCCCCTATATCGAAGGCAACGGCGCTGGCCCGAAAATCATCAATTATTACGACCACACGGACGGCATCACTATTGATGGGGGTTACTGCCATCCTGGCAACGGTCATGTCTTCAATGACGCGGCGGGAACGTCTGCCGGGACCACACTGACGGCTGCGTCAGGTCCGTTTGTATCGGGCGACACCGGCAAGACGATTTATATTCGCGGTGCGGGCTCGGGGGGTGCGCTATACACCGGCACAATCAACACCTATACGAGCGCGACGGAAGTTGAGGTAACGCCCGCCTTTGGTGCGACGTTCACGAATGGCAAGGCGCAGTTCGACCACACGAACCGTTCGCAGGACATTGTGATTGAGGGCATCACGACCGATGACGGTCCGGCGGATGAAAACCAATGGCTGCGCTTCCGCAATGTGCATGGCGATCTGTTCGACATTCCGATTGAGATTGACTCCAACACGGACAAATTCGTGGTGGAAGACAATTGCGATTCCCGCATTACCTTTACGGACAAGAGCCCGGCCAATCTGTCGCTGGTCAATCGCGATATAGATTTCTCGGAAAACAACGTGACGATGACGAAGGCGGAGCTTAACTCCGCCCTTTCGGATCACACGCTTTTGGAGGGTCAGGGCGCGTCGTTCACGATGACCTTGGTGGGCGAAACATCGGCGGGGACGACCGGGAACACAGCGTCTGCGAACTATTATCGCGTGGCGCAGGATATGACCATCTATTTTGATGGCGATTACACGTCCTTCGACGGAACGGGGAACCTGAAGCTGACGGGGCTGCCAGAATCAGCACTCACCTCAAGCTACTTCCCCATCGTGGACATCCGGGCAGAGGATAGCGGCGCTACGTTCGACTCAATTTGGGGCAGAACGACAGCCGCAAGCACGGAAATAACTCTCTGGAAGAAAACCATCGGCTCGGCAATTGCCCGGCTGACGGACTCGGACCTTGACGGGTCGGCTAGCAACAGAAACGTCCGCTTGAGCGGAACCATCCAGTATAGAGCGAACGTGTAGGTGGCTGACATGAGCGAGCAAGCCCCGCCCCAGCCGTCCGCAATCGAGCGTCATGCGCAAACCCTGATCGGTGTCGTCATCACGGGATTGATCTTCTGGATGGGCGTCACCATTCAGGACCAGTCAACAACGCTTGCCGGGATGCGCGCCGAGCTGAACGGGATGCAAGCACAGCTTTCCCTTTATGCCCAGCAAACACAGGATCGCTACACCGCCTCAAGGGCTTCGACCGATTTTGCGGCACGGGATCAGGTGATAGCGGATTTGCGCGAGCGCGTTCTCATGCTGGAACAGGGAAGGCGACGGGGCAATGACTGACGCGCTTGAATTTGCGCGGGTCTGGCGGCGTCCTGCGGGGGCTTGGCTGTCCCTCATTCTGATTGCTTGGCAGGTCATGGCGGGCTCGCCTGACGTGGCTGTGCTGGGCGTTCTGGCGGGCATGTGGGCATGGGACAATGCCTCACGAACTGCCGAGCGGATCGGAACACGGAACGCAGGCGTCAGCGATGCATCGGGTTAGCCGGTCCCGTCCAGAACAAAGCGAAGCAATCCGGGTCTGAACACTGGCGGATATTGTAGCCGGTCCATTCGAACAATTCGGCCCCACAGTGCTGGCATATCATCCCCGTTCGGTCCTTGGCGGCTTCGGCAAGCAGGGTGTGTTTAACGGTCGGCGGGCGTGTGGAGTCTGGCAAGGGCCTCCCTCCCATTGCGCGCCTAGATCGTAGAACGAATAGAGCCCCGCAGCAAGCGAGTGGATTACATGAGGCTATCCAAACACTTCCACCTTGACGAGTTCACGCGGTCGGAAACGGCAGAGACGCGAGGGCTATCCAATGAGCCCGGCGAAGAACACCTTCGAAACCTGACGGCGCTCGCCTTGGGGCTTGAGCAGGTCCGCCTACTTCTCAACTCCCAGCCTATCCGCATTATGTCTGGCTATCGCTCGCCAGCGGTCAACGCGGCGGTCGGCGGCGTTCCCAATTCAGCCCATGCAGAGGGCTGGGCGGCGGATATTACTGTTGCGGGGATGAGCGCGTTCGAGGTCGCCACGGAATTGAGCCTGTCGGAGATTGCTTACGACCAGGTCATCTATGAGAAGTCGCGCGGGATTGTGCACATCAGCTTCGCCCCGGCGCTTCGCCAGCAGAATTTGACGCAACATAATGGCCCGCACGGCGGCACTATGGTGGGGATTGTTCCATGATTGGCGGGCTACTCACAAAGGTATTGGGAGGCGTGGCAATCGGGCTGGTGATGCTCCTTGTCGCGGCTTGGTTTCGCTTACAGTTCGTGGAGAATGAACGTGACCGATACGAAGCAGAAAGAAACGAGGCCATCGCTGTTGCGGAGGCTAACGAGGCGACTATTGAGACCCTTCTTGCCGAAACGGAGCGCCTTGATAATCTTCTCCTTCGCGCCGATGAGCGAGAGCGAGAAATCCGACAAGACGCCAGAAGAAATCGTCAGGCTCTACAGTCGGTAGCCGAGGACAATCCAGATGTTGAAGATTTTCTTGGCCAGCTTATCCCTGGTCCTTTGCGTGAGCTGCTCAACACCCCGCCTGTTGACGCGGACGGAGACGGTGAGGGTGACGCCGCCCAAGTCCCTGACAATCCCCTGTGAGCGTCCTGTCGATCCCCAAATGATAACGACGCGGGACATTATTGAATCCCGCGCCGTCTGGATGGAAGCGTTCGACCTTTGCTCTAGCCGTATTGAGGCTATCGCGGAGTGGGCTGAAGCGCCTGACTGACCCCTGCCCGGACGGGCGCTACCGATAGGTGGAACATGCCTACAAGGCCGTTCACGGACGAGCAGGTGTTCGTCACGCGAAGGTGCTACGTCAAGCATGGCGGGAATATATCAGCCATGGCCCGCGAGCTGGGTATTACACGAGCATCTGTCCGCAACCGCATCAAGAAAATGGAAATCAGCGAGGCCGATCTTGAGATTGTCACCGAGAACGTCAGACTCGCCAAGCAAAAGCAGAGGGGCCAAGACCTAAATCGGATCAGCAACAAGGCGTTCCGCGAACACGCCCGCATTGAAAACGCGGTTGAGGGTTATGCGGAGTCCCTTGTCGAATTGCTCCGCAAGCATGGCCTGCCGCCTGCTCATTTGCCACCCATGCCAGAGGCGGGACCAGCGGTCGGCATCTTACACCTGACAGACATTCACTTCAACGAAGTTGTCCGCCTCGCGCAGAATGAATACGACTTCGAGATAGCCGGGAAGCGGCTTCGCAAGCTGGTCCACGCGGCGGCTCGTGATTGGCGCTCTTGTAACATAGGTAACACATTAATCGCGTTTACGGGTGATCTATTAAACAGTGACCGGCGGTTGGACGAATTACTGGCGAACCAGGACAACCGCGCGCGGGCCACAATGGGCGCGGTTCACATTCTCCGTCAGCTCATCGACGAAGTTGTGAGCATGGGGTTTAACGTCACCGTCGCGGACGTGAACGGCAATGAGGGCCGGGTTCCCAAGGACGTTGGCTGGGTCGCAAAGGTCGCCTCTGACAATTACGACGAAACCATCTGCCGGATGCTGGAATATCTCTTTGAGGACCACCCGCGCGTTCAATGGGTGGAGAATGAGGACGCGACAGAATGCGTTGTCGAGGTCGCCGGACAGAACGTCCTTCTGATCCACGGCCACCAGCTCGGCAAAGACATGGAAGCCAGCGTCGGAAAGCTGGTCAGCAAATACGCCAAGCGCGGCGTGATGATACGCTTTACCATGTCGGGCCATATCCATTCCGGCTATCTCAATGAGAACTTCGCGCGCTCCCCAAGCCCTGTCGGCGACAATGCGTATTCAGACAAGGCTCTGAACCTGACAGGCCGGGCGGGCGGGGCATATTACACCGTCGAGCCTGACGGGTCTGTCCATGCCTCGCTGGTCGATACGCAGTGCGTGGACGGAATAGACGGCTATATGCCGCTCAAACAGTATCAGGCAAGCAACCCGAAATCCGCCATCAAAGCGCAAGGCGTCGGGACCGTGATCCACCAGGTTGTGATCTAGCTTGCGCAAACCCCCAACATTCCTCACCGGTTCTTGCGAACGAAGCAGGGACAGTGTGACCAATTTTGTGACTCTTGATTCCCGTTTATTCCCGATGTTGCCTGTCCGTTCCCGCTCGACTGATTTACGTGACTTGCGCGAATTGCCCTTATTTCCTTATGAATAGCGCCGTGCGGATGTGGCGGAACTGGTAGACGCGCTGGATTTAGGTTCCACTCTGCGCCTTTGATTTCATTGGGTTATTTCGCTGTTTATCGCGACGTGTGACCAATTCTGTGCTTTTACTCTGCATTTCGAGCCCGTCTAGCACGTCCCGTTCGCTCGCGTGAGCATAGCGGGCGGTCGTTGCAATATTCTCATGACCAAGCAGGCGCTGGGTGGCTTTCAGGTTTCCCGTTTGCCGGGTGAACTGCGTGGCTGCGTGATGCCGCCAATCATGCGCTGGCCTTGCCCCCTCAATCCCCGCCTTCCTGTAGGCGTTCCGCATTGCGGACTGGAAGGATGATGGGCGAAGCGGCCAAAGCTCTGAGCGATCCTCCCTGAACCATACAATGCTAAGCCCTGCGCTTTCTGCACGGCTGGCCTTCACGGCGAGCAAGCGCCGGTCTTCGTCCAGAAGCGGCAAGGTGTGCGGAACACCACCCTTGCGCTCACGGAGAAATATGCGCCCTTCGTCCCGGTCAAAATTGGCCAGCGGAAAAAACGCTTCCCGCAAGCGCACGCCATAGCGGCCAAGGAAGCGCACCAGGTCATGATAATGTTCTGGCAGATTATCGAACACCGCCTGAACTTCGGCTTGCGTGAATTCCCTCACGCGTTCGCGCGGCTCTTTCAGCCGAACCTCCCCCCAATCAATTTCCTGAATACGCGCCCCCAGCACTTTCTTGGCGTGGCGCAAGATTGGTCGCAGCGTATCGATAATGTCGCGGTTTACTGTTGAGGGTGTCGGCAGGCGCTTATTGTGGGTCATCTGGCCGCGCCGCTTGGCCATCGCGCCTGCAATGTCGCCGGTCGATAGCGTGGCAATGTCCAGAGTAAAAGAAAGGCAGGATCGCAAGGTTTCCAGCCGGTAGGCCACGGTCTTTGCTGATTTGAGATACTGGCCGCGATGGTGCCACCAGGACTCCGCCGCATTGGTTAGACTGACCGCCTCTTGATCTGCGAGACCCAGGGTAACTCTGTCACGTTCTCGCCGCGCGATGTCTTCGGCCTTGCGCTTGTTCGCTTGCCGCGTCGTGCCTCTGTGGAGGTGACCTTCGTGCATGAACCGGAAGTGCCAGATGTCACCGCGCTTGTAGAGCATTGGCGTTCCCTTTCGATATAGTCTTTCAGGTCCCCCGGATGAAACCGCACACACCTCTCACCGATCACAATGCGCCTGAGTTTGCCGGATTTGACAAGCCCGCGCACGGTTTTCTCGTCAACGTGCAGGATGGCCGATACATCTTCAGTTGTCAGAAGCGAGGGCAAGGGGGTAGGGGCGGTGGTCATTCAGACACTACGGCCCGTGAACCAGCCATACCAAGCCAGATGTTGCGCGCACGTTCTTCGGCGTCGGGCAAATTGTCGTGCCGCGAATGTTCTAGCCACATGAACCCCGCTAAAGTGAGGCACTTAGACTCAAAACAAAACGTGTCTTTACCACCGTTGGTGCTTTCTTTGGCTACCCTGACCCTTCCGTCCCATTTCCTGCGTCTCTTTTGAAACCGCAACATCACTCACTCCCCAACAGTTGCTCACCAGCCCATTGCAGGCAGTGCTCGCGAATGTCCTCGTAATACTGCCGCACGTCGTCCCGCTCCATACGGTTCCAGTTCGGGGCGCTAATTTTGTTTGACTCAAACGTTGCGACGTAGAAACTGTCCGGTCGCCCCTCAATAACCGCAATAACCCCGCTGTCGGTATGGCCAAGGCACACGCCCCAAGCCCAATCAGGACCCGGCCCGCCCACAACGGCAGCAATAAGGTCGCCTCTGTTTGGCAGACGGTCAGCCATCACTCACTCCTCTTCTGCTGTCGGGCGGTATGTCCAGCCGAGAGCGCGGCGGCAAGCCACAAGGAACTTGCCCCAGGCCCATCTGATCGGCGCGCGGGCTCTGCGGTAGCGGTCAAAGGCAGTGTAGAGGTCTTCCCACTCGCTTTCGGAAAAGTTGCCGCCAACGAAGAAAAGGTCGTCATGATTCCCGCCATCGGAAACCACACCAAGGTTCGGGTCGTTCTTGAATGTCATCACTCACTCCCCAAGCGGTTACGGATTTCAGCGAGGCAAGCGTTGTGGCCGATCTTCCTCTCAATGTCGGAAGCGCGCTCCTTCGTGTAGAACTCCTGCTCCCCCGGCAACAGCTCCTCTACAGCAGCACGGATGGCGGCTTCAATTTCCACATCGGTGAACCCGTCAAGGTCCTTGTGCGTGTCTCTCGCAGCCTCTACGGCTTTATCCATGTGATTGGTCATTGGGGTGCCTCTAGCGGCCTAACTCGGCCCTCTTCGACCGCCTCTTTAATGCGGTGCCTGTGCTTTTGCTTCGTGCCGATTGTCACTACGCTCGGCCTTTTGTATTTCCGCAACGCCCCCATAGACGCCGCCTGCATGGCTTTCGTGGGTTCGTCTGGAACAATTGCGAGCCGCGCCTTCGCCAAGCGCTCGACCAAAAAACGGGACACAAAATCGAGTTCGTGTTGATCGAGAATGATTGACCGATCCTCAAGCGCTGCCTTCAATATGGGTGTGACCCGGTTGGCCATCACCATCCCTCCGGTAGCTTGGAGAGGGCGTTCTTGAGCCTCTTGAACGACTCCCAATCCCCCATGCCATGCGCCTCGGCATAGGCAATCGTCCTTTTCGCAGCCTCCACAACCTCTCTGACTTCGGGAGGGGTGTCGGGGATCAGCGTCATGATGCGGGCGACGGCTTGGTCATCTCTGGCCCGCGACACATCGCCAGCTGCGTGGGTGGTCTCCCGCGAAAGTGCGGCCTGGTAGTTGTTGTAGTCCTCATAGCATCCGTGCCGAAATTCTTGCAGCACACTACGAACCAGTTCTTCCAATGTATCAGTCATGATGTTGTGCCTCGCTTTGGTAGCACTCTGGACAGATCGGCCCCTCGTCCTCGTCAACAACGATTTCATCCTCCTCGCACCGTCCGGTGGGGGACTCGCATCGCGCGCAAATCTGTAGAGTTCCGGGGTAGTTGTCGGCGTTCCACGCCTCATGTTCATCTTGAGAAAGCGCACGCCTTTCGCCACCTGGCCATGTGTTGTCACTCATTTGTGTGCCTCGCTTTGCTCGGTGCGGTCCTCACTGGCGTTGCGGTCCGCTTCCCAGCCAGCGCCCACAAGGCGGACCTCTGCCACCTTTTTGAATCGAAGCCACAGCGACCAGCTCTCGTGACCGTTGCGCAATCCCGCAATGCGGTGAGTATCGCGCGGGCGGATCAGGCCGATGTATCCGGCGCGGCGCATTCGGTAGCGACCGTCTTCATATTCTTCGACATAGCCTCCGCGCAGAACGATGCGGACGGCCCACGCCGGGTGTGAATGATAGCAATGCGCCGCGTCTGGCCCGACGAATTTGTGAAGATCGCAACGCAGCCAGCCCCAATTAAAAAGCCGCCGTGTCCACATCGTAACCACGCCGCCAAAAGACCCGCGCCATTCATCGAAAAAGCCAAACTCCCGCACCGCAGCATCGCGAGGAGCGGAGCGAGAGGGGCTTTGCCCCGGAGCCACATCATTCATCTCTGTCTTCCTGTTGGCCACCATACGCCGATGCAATTCGTGCAATCTTGTTGGCTTCCCGTTGCGTGATAATCCCCGGCATTACGAGGTAGGCTACACGCTCCTCATCAAGCCGAACGGGGACAGAAACCAGCCCCGCCGATTCAAGCATGTCTGGAATACCGAACATTACCCATCCTCCTGTTGAGAGCGGAGCCATTGGGGCGATCTGATTTGTCTGGCCGCGGACTCCATCCCTTCCGCTACCTGATGAAGTCTTTTGGCCTCATCTCGGCACTCCGCTTTCGACTTTGTCGGATGGTCGCCACCATTGAATAACCAGTTCGCCAGTTGCTCGCTTTGGCTTCGCAAATTTGCCGCATTATCCTCAACCTTCCTCGCCAGCTCCTCGATAACCTTGCGGCGTTCGTCGGTGGGCTTCGCCTTGTGATACCCGCCGTATGACGGCTCAAACTTCGGGTCGCCATCGGGTGCAAGGTGGACGGGGGCTCCGCATGTCGGACACTTAGCCATCTACCCCTCCCTCACTGCTGCAATCATGGCGCGCGACTGCTTTGCCAAGCCACGCAACAGCTCTGCGATGATGAAGGGGCAGTACGCCCCAGATTCTTCCTTGCCGCAACCAGACGCATTGGTGTCCGACTCATGCCAAATGCTTTCGCATGCTGAGCCGCAGTCAATCTCGGTGGCGGCTTCCTCAAGCGCCTCCGGGTTTAACCAAAGGTCATGTTCGTTTAGGACCGCCTCCGGCACGAGGACATAACCGGGCTTCGCCTGCACCATGAGGGAGAGGATGCGGTCTATCACCGGGTCCATCTGCGGCATGTGGTTGGTGCGCTGGACGTAATCTGCAACTAGTTGGAACTGCCGGGTGATTTCTTGGCGAGTGTCCCAATCGACCTCCCGCACGTCATCTGGTGCCTGGCGGTCGAGGAGGTCTTTCATGCGGGCGTATTCGCGGAGGGTGGCGACAATCGCGGGGGTCATCGGGTGGCACAAATTGTCCCCGGAAAATTTGGCGCGGGTCTTGTCAGCAAGGTCTGCTAGATTCTGCGCTTCGTCTGCGTTCATACAGTCAGCCATGGTCGGAGTCCTTGGGCTGGGCGTCCAAGCTGAACACGCAAAACCCGGGCTCTATGCCAAACTGCCCGCCCTGCAAAAGCCATCCGATGCGAAAGGTCAGCTCCCGATTAAAGCTGTCGTAAAACCGCCCGCTAGAGTCGAGCTTCTTCAAGACAACCAAATCGCCCTTCTGAAATCCGCGATCATTACGGCGAACCTCAAATGTCTTTTCGCCGCGCTCAATCGCTTCGAAATACTGCGGCAGAGTTTTCAGCGTGTGGACGGTGGTTTCGGCCATCATCCCTCTCCTGTGTGTTTCGGATATTTCAGCTCGATACCCTCACGAGCGGCAAATGCCAGTATGAGTTCGATCAGGCCCGAGAAGTCTTTCTTCGATAGTTGACTGGACCGATGGCCAAGCGGGATAACCCGGCCACCCTCAAGGCTTGGCGCGCAGTCTGTCTCCATTCCAAGCGCGTCCATGAAGGTGCCTTTCCAGCGGCCCTCGTTCATCGGCATGCCGTTCCATTCCGGTTTGGCCTCCGTGATTTCCGCCAGCATCGGCCAGAGCTTTTTGTTCTGCTCTGTCGTCCGCGTTGCGTCCTGAAACACGGCCACCATGCCGCCCCTGATGAAGGCGCGGTCTACGGCCTCCTTCGCTGTTGCGACGGCCTCCGGTGTGTCTATGTCAAGGATGAATCGGGGCATGGCTAGAATGGAATCTCGTCGTCCATATCGTCATTCTGACCGCCGCCGTTTGCGTCGGGCTCGTCGTGTCCCGTTCCGGCAATCTTCCGGTATTCAGGCGACCGCTCGATAACGCCACGCAGCTTGTCGTGAAGGCCGTTGAACACCTCCCAATCAAAGCGGTCCTCCTGCAAGGCAAGGTAGGTCAATGGGTTATGCGGCTTCGGCATATCCTCCTTGTCGCGCTTGGGTAGCGGGTTGGCTGACTTGATGTTGGCGTATGTCCTGCCGTCATTGGTGTTGTGAATGACGTTGAGGTAGCAGGGGACGCCGACAAGATTCTTGGTGTCGAACCCGCCTGCGGCCATATCAGCATCAGTAAAGCCTTTGCCGCGCCAGCTTTCGAGGAACGGGCGAAGATTGCCCTTCTCGTGCATCGACCAGGTGAAACGCTGGTGAACCGAATATGGGCGCTTGACCTTCTGGCCATCGTGCTCAAATTCCTCTAGCTCATCGACTAACTCGAAGGACAGCATAATCTTGCGCTGGTGTTTGGTCTCACCTTTCCATTCGATTTCTTGGGTGCCGAGGTCGATAAAGCGATAGCAGATTGCGCGGTGCATTCCTGCTGGTGCGGGCTCAAAGTCGGACCCGGCTTGTGCGGTTGAAAGTTCCATTATTCCTGCTCCTGTAAGATGCTCATGTGTTCGTCTTTTGCGGCCTCAAGCTCGCGAAACCATCCTGACGGCAGATCGCCGCGCCGGTCGGCGTCTTCGATTGAAAGCCAAACCGAATTGAGATCGGCGATTTTGCAAGTGTCACTGATGGCGGCGCACCACGCTTCCCACACGCCGCTTTTGCGGGCCTGATAGGGCTTCATGCGCTCATCGCGCTCGTCATTGGCGGTCGCGAGTTCCATCATGTTCCTCTATCCATTGCAGCGTGTCGGTGAGGTAATCTCGTGCTTCTTCAATCAATTCCCGGTCGCCCTTGACCCGCCCGAGTGTCACGTCGCTGTGAATGTCCTTGCAGCGGTGTAAGAGGCGAATGTGGTCGTGCTCTGCGCGTTCGGCGGGCTCCCCGATGTAGTCGAACACCGGAACCGGCGAGAGGCCGAGGCGAGCGAATTGAACAAAGCTCATTGTCCTGCCTCCCGGCTTTTGGTGAGGGCCGCTGTGCAAAGGGGTAGGTCGTCAAAGCCCGGACCATCCATCACGCCACAAGCGGGCGGGAATCCGTTTGAATCGTCGCCGCCAATTTGCTGCGGGGTGTAGCAATCCTCACAAATCGGGTCGCAAGGCTTGGTGCGGGTCGCCATGCCGTGCCAGCGCAATTCGACGCCAGTAGCGCCGCAGTAGCAGCAGTCTGGCATTTCGCTTGCGTGATGGCTCATTGTCCTACCTCCTCATCTGTGGGTTGGGGTGCCTCGCTACGCTCGGGGGAGATCGACGAAATGGCGCGGGGGTTCCAAATGCAGCCAGACGCGCAATCCCATCCGTAATACCAGTGCGAGGCATCGCCGTCTAAGCGCCTCTCCCACTGATAAGGGGCGATGATGATGCCATCGTAGAGCCGCCCAACTGCGGCCCAATCTACCCTCCCAGCATACGGGCTGGCCGTAAAAAATGACCGATGAAACTCGTCAATGTCCGCAACGGTCTTCAAGTGCAAAATTTGTGCGCTGGTGGAAAGCACAACAGAGTGCTTGATTTTCCCAAACAAGAAGCCGCCGCGCTCGGCCTCATTCCAAGATGGCCAGTCATCCGGGCCGTCAACGCTGACCCAAAGCCCTGCTGGCTTGCCCGGTCGGCTATCCGTGTCAGGGCTCACCCTCCAAACACGAGTCACCGGCTCGGCAGACCAGTGCGAAAGGCTCAACCGGACCGCAGCAGAGCGAGGACCGGACCGAACCGAAGGTGAGGCACCCTTACTCATCATAAACCTCCACATATTGAATGGGTCTGTTTGGGTCTTTTGCTGTGATGAACATCACCAATCCGCCGATTGCGAGCACGAACAGAAGGCCAAGCAGGCTCGGCAGCATTTCGTTATCGCGGCGCATTAGGCCCTCCTGTCTTTGCAAAGCGGATCAGTTCAGCCCTGCGCTTCATGACTTCGGCTACGCTCCTGTCCAATTGGCGGATAAGACGCTCGCCTTCTTGTGTGAGTTCGGAGAGGGTCATCGTTTCGGCTCCGAGATGACGACGAAGGCCCCCAGGAGAAACCCGCCGACGAGACCAGCAACGCCGCTTCCGCTGTGCGCAGCTGCGGCGGCAAGCGCCACACCGCTGGTAAGCACGAGCACTCGGATAGGTGTCAGAAGCGCGTCCCTCATCACCCATCCCCCCGCTCTACCGGCACAAGGCGATATTCCTTGCCGTCAATCGTGACAGTCTTGCCAGAGCAATCGGGTTCAGGCTGTTCGGGCTCGGGGAGGATGAGTTCGTCCCGGACAAATCCGTGGATCGTTCGCCCATCCAAGTGGCGCGCCGATTCGGTCAGGTTTTTAGCCCGAACGATAAGCCCGAAGCCCACAACGTGTTGGTCCTCGCCCTTGTTCGTCTTATACGTCTTCCCGATTTCAAACGGTGTCTCGACAATGTGAACCTTGCCGATGACTTCGGTGACGTAGAGGTCGTCGTTTATGATGCCGTTGCGGGCGGCAAGCCGGTCACTCGGCTGCCCGCCGTCAAACTGGATGCAGAGAGGCCATTTCGACGAGCCGATATCAAACAGAACAGCCCCAGTCCGGCCATCATTGAACTTCACCTTGTCATAGAGCTTGATTTCGAGTGTCATTGGTCTTCCTCCACGGGCTGCAAGCGGTACTTTTTGCCCTTCACGGTGATGATTTCACCGGAGCAGCCGCCGGGCTTTTCAGGACGGAAGCCAAACACCTCCTCGAACACGTCAATGTCGAAATTGGGCAGCTTGAATGTCTTCGCCCGGTCTTCGGGGCTGGCCTTGTCCCATGCCTCGCGCCACGCATCTTGAAGACTGCCGTGGGCTTTGAGATAGCCGCCTGCTGTCGCGTAGGACGGATAAGCGCCCTTTTCCTTGTCGGTCATTTTCGACTCTGGCACCCATTGCGTAAGTTGTGCGTAAAGCCATTCCGGCTTGTCAGCGTCGATCCAGTCTTGACGCTTGGCGGGCTTGTTGAAGATCAGACAGTCTTCCGGCGCAATGCTGTTGCAGTAGCCGGTGTTGTAGTCGCCGGTGTTGTAGTCGCCGGTGTTGCGGTTGCCGGTGTTGTAGTCGCCGGTGTTGTAGTCGCCGGTGTTGCGGTTGCCGGTGTTGTAGTCGCCGGTGTTGCAGTAGCCGGTGTTGTAGTAGCCGGTGTTGTAGTAGCCGGTGTTGCCCTTATTGTCGGTCATTGGTCTTGTCCTTGTTCAGAGGGTCACGGCCATCAAGACGAGCGGCCAGACGTTCACAGCGGGGGAGGTGTTGAAGCTGTTCGACGGCTTCCGGGGTCCATCCGTGGGCTTCCCGAAATCCCGGCAGCTCATTCCCGGTGAAATCATCTCGGGCAGGGGTGTAGATGTCGAAGGCCATTAGGCTGCCCCCCTTTTCAGCTTCGCAACTTTTGCAAAATGAACCTTGGCCAGCCCGATCAGGAGGCGGTGAAGTGTTCTCGCCTCACCTGCCGGGAGCCCTTCATCCTTGAAGCGGGCAGCGCCGTTTTTCTTCCACCAATCAAGGTCGTGATATTCACACCCGACTCGGATCATGGTGTCCGTGATTGTGACGGGGTATGGGAAGCCAATTACGTTGACAGGCGAGACCCTCGCATTGCCGTAGACCCTCGCATCGCCGTAGACCCTCGCATCGCCGCAGACCTCCGCATCGCCGTAGACCCTCGCATCGCCGCAGACCTCCGCATTGCCGTAGACCCTCGCATCGCCGTAGACCCTCGCATCGCCGCAGACCCTCGCATCGCCGCAGACCCTCGCATTGCCGTAGACCCTCGCATCGCCGCAGACCTCCGCATCGCCGTAGACCCACGCATTGCCTTCATGCGAAAGGTTCTTTTCGGCCTCAATCCAGCCTCCGACATCGCCAGCCGACACGCCAATCGCGGCAATTGAAACAAGCGCGCGAATTTGATGAAGCGTCCGGCCAAAAAGTTCTTTCGTCTCGCCGGTAAACTCATATTTCTTTTGATCGGCCATCACGCCGCCTCCCTCTTCGAGAAATCCTTGAGAGCGGCGTTCATCCCGTCCACGAAGCCAGCGTCGGCGTGATAAGGGTGTGACGCCTCATTCACGAGATGGCTGTTGTCGTGAAGCTGGTTGAGGAAGTCCGTCGCCTCATCGCCAACAAGCTGCTTGTGGGTCAGGGCCAGCTTCGCAAGGTCATAGCCAAACGCGAACCAGCGGTCGGCTGCATCGCCCTGCGCGGCAGCTTCCTGCTCTGCAATCCGGGCCTCAACCTTCGGCGGATATTCGTGGCGCTCTTCGCTGTAAGACATGAGGTGTCTCCCTGAACGGGGGAGGGGCCGAAGCCCCTCCGTTATTCGGCGGCTACGGCGGTGGCGCGTGAAACCATGTCGGGGATGGCGACAAACAAGGAGTCGCCCTGAATGGAATAGGACGTTTGCGCAGACGCGAGCTTCTTGTTGGGATGCGGGATGCGGGTAGAGCCCGCGCGGACAGCGCGACCTTTGCGCGCAAGCCGGATGGCACCATCGCGCGATGCGGACAGAACCAACCAGCCTTCGTCCGATCCGGTTCCGACAAGACAGTCAACTCCAAGGCCGACCGTCCAGCCGAGTTGATCGGCGATTTCCGGCGCGACCGTGACTTGCGTCAGGAAGCAATTGCGGCTTGGGCGGGTGCGCGAAACGCGGACGCCTTTAACCGCCGACCGGGAGTGAGTGGGTTTCCTCAGTTTTTCGAACGGCATTTTGTTTCTCCTCTGTTCGATAGAGGCAACGTAACGCGAAGTTACGACACAAGTCAATAACTAAAAGTTCCGTTTTGCGGCAAAATTTTTTGGGGTGGGCTAGGCGGACTTCTTTTCGTCGCCGGAAAGCCCTTCCAGCATACGCAATGCGGCGTCCCGGTTTTCCGGTTCAATGCGGCTCCACAGGCGCATTACGTTGATGGTGTCGCCGTTCGCCGGGTCCTTGCCGCTTATCAACCATTCCAGGCTCACGCGGAACAGCCTGGCGATGTCGGGAAACCTTGATGTGGGCGGCACGCGCGTTCCCGCTTCATAATGACGGTATGCGTGCGGGTCCATAGACAAACGGCGCGCGGCTTCGGCGGCGCTCCGAAAGCCCGCCTTCACCCTTGCCTGCCTGATTCTCGCCTCTAATCCGTCCATGAGCAGGTTACTAGCAGGCAGGGCGGAACTATAGGTTCCCTTTTTGCTTGACCGCACCCGTAACTTCAAGTTACCTTTCGGATATGACAGGCTATCAATCATTCCGGGACCTCATCGCAGCCTTCCCGACGCAGAGCGAGCTTGCCGCCTGCATCGGGACAGATTCGACGAATGTTCGCATGTGGCGGCACCGCAATTCGATTCCGGCGCGCTATTGGGCGCGGGTTGCCTCTGCGGCAAGTGATCTGGGCGTTGATGGTGTGACTGCCGATACACTTGCCGCATTGGCCGAGCGTCAACGGGAGTCCGTATGATGCCGTGGCAGCGGGATAACATCTGCCGCAGGCCGCCCCAGTTCGCGTCGAAGCCCTTCGAACATTTTGATGGCCTCGTGAAGCGGGAAAATTCCGGTGTCGCAGAGCTTCCCGCTCTGGACGCTGATCTTGATATGGGTCGCGTCGATACGCTCGACGGAATTAACGCGGTTATAGAACCGCATCCCCGTGTCGCTTTCGTCCATGGATATCCCCTTGCCTTCCCCGCAGGGATGCAAGCAAAAGTTTCTGCGCCTTGCAAGCAAAAGCTGACTTTCATCAACCCGCTTTCGGTTAGCCCGGTGCCCCCACATGACCGCCGGGCTATAGCCGGGGCGCTCCTGCCTGTGCCTCCCTCGCGGGCGGTTGAGCGCCTCGGCACCCTTTCATCGTATGTCAGGCGTAAGTTGGCCATGTGCCAAGCCTGCCGCGCTTTTCTCAAACTGTGTAGGGGGGTTGTGGCTTCACGTTTCCCGCTGTTCGCGTCGGAGGCGAGATAATGAGCATTGAATCACTTTTCGACAAAACCCCGCACGAGCTGGAAACGCAAATGTCTCGGCGAAATGGGCGTAGGACATCTCGGAGCGACATCGTTGCGGGCTTCTATGAGGGCATGACGCCAGACGAGATCGCGGAAGCTGCCGGAACGACCGTTAAGGTCGTGACCGAACAACTCGGGCGTGCGGGTGTTTTCCACATAGCGGAGTCGGAGCGGCGCTGGCTGCAATTTTTGAGCGGCCCGATGTGCAAGTCCCGCATCGTTGATATTGCTGAAATCATGGATTGGAGCGCGGGCCGAACTTGCAGGGCGCTTCGAGAAATTGAGTCCGCCGCATGACCCCCGCACAGCCTGACCGCACATGGAAGCGCCTAAAGCACCGTGCCGACATTGCCCCGAAAGGCAAGAAAAAGGCCCGCTGGCGGGAATTGAACGCCCACGTCACAACGCTGTTGAGGGTGGGATGAGTAGGCGACCCAATCACATACCGCCCCGCAAGGCCATCCCCAAGGAAACCGTTCGCACCATCATGGGCAGGTCCAATGGCCGCTGTGAATACATCGGCGGCTGCACGGAAGTCGGCGCGGAGATCGACCACATCATTCCGCAGGCCCTTGGCGGATCGAACGAGGCCGAAAACCTCGCTTTGCTTTGTCAAGACCATCATGCCGAGAAAACCAAACTCGACGTGAATATGATTGCAAAGGCGGATCGGCAAGGAGGCCGGGCGGGAAGGCAAAAGCGCCGCAAGGACAAGCCCAAAATGAAGGGCAGGGGCTTCCAAGGCTGGCGTAAATTCGACGGGAGCATTGTCTATCGTGACTAAGTATCGCTCCAAGAAAGCCTCCGTTGACGGCATTACCTTCGACAGCAAGGCAGAGGCTACGCGCTATCAGGCTTTGAGGCTGTTGCAGCGGGCCGGGGAGATTGACGGTCTCGCGATTCAGCCGCGTTTCCCGTTCTGCCTGAACAGCAAGAAGTTGTTCGATTACGTCGCGGACTTCTCATACCAGCAAGGCGAGCAATTCATCGTCGAAGACGTGAAGGGCATGGATACGCGCCTGTCTCGCCTCAAGCGCAAAATCATCATGGCGGATCGCGGAATTGAAATCCGGCTTGTCGATCAACACGGCAACCGGAAGCGCACCCCTACAGGCAGGATCAAGAAATGAAGCTGACCGGCGAAGAGGCCCAC